ATGACACCACTTGAGTCGAAAACGTGACGTAGGAAACCCCCTAGAAATAGAGGGAGACCGCCTTTCCTAGTAAAACCAGGGAAAGCGTAGGCGTCAACAAACCCTTGGTCAAGACATCTTTCGAAGTCTTTTCCAAAGGATGGAAGAGTGATCGTCAAAAACGATACACCTTCCTTTTCGACTCGCCTCTCGAGCTTTTTACAGTCGAGAGTCGCGCTAGTACAGCATGTCATGGCTAATTCCTTAGCCATGACCCTCCAGAGCAGAACGAGGCTTTTCAACAGGGCTCCCTTTCAGGGGGCTCGAGTTCCTTGGCCTCAAATCCGCAGTGTAGCTCGGTAGTCCCAGTGGTCATCATGCCACTTAGACCCGAACTCCACTCTGTCCCTCGACGAACCAAGCATTCCGTTTGCGTAGAGGTCCTTTTGTTCAAGGACAACACTCAAAAGGCGCTGGTTCGTCGTGCAGTCGAGTTGATTAGACGCGACTGCAGTGGAAACTGAGTGATCGGCTTCGCAGACGACCATATGAAGGTCATCAATCCTGTCACACCATACAATCGTGTGCAAGGAATGTGAATCCGAAAGGTATGATGTATACCCCATGGTAGGAACTCCCTATCTCAAGATCTGATCAAGGGAGTTTCCCCCAATCAACTCAGTTCTCGCCACCCAGAAGCTGGGTGACGCGGGCTCCGCTCGAAGCTGCCAGGTAGGCAACCAGAGCGTCCACTACCGCCTTGGCCTCAGCAACAGTAAAGCCAACCTTGGGGGTGTTAACCACCAGGTAGGCCGACATGTTGTAGGAGGTGTTGATCCCAGTTACAAAGGGATCAGCAGCAACCTTCGTCTGGTCAAGACGCAGAACACGGCGAATCCTACCCCCATAGCTGTCGGAAACCGACAGCTTGACGTTTCCGTCATTGGAGGTAAAACCACCAGAGTTCTGCCCATTTGAAGTACGGGGCAGTGAAATAGTCGAGCCACTGATAGTGACAGACTGCGGATCGGCGAATGCCATTGAGGCATGCTCCTTCGGTTGGACGCCAGGTATCACCTGACGACATGGGGTAATCACGGATAGGTTTCTTATTGTCCTATCCGCTTATCCTGATGGCGTCACTCCTGGTTAGACCAAGAGCTGCCAACACGGCCACCTGTTGACCCGAAAGGCCATCAGATGAAACGCCGAAACCATATGGATTTGCAGGAACCCGTCTCTTCCGAGACAGACTCGAACTACGCCAGGTACCAGCCTCAGGAGCGTGTATAGCAAGCTCGCTCCTTTGGTGATGCATG